ACCAGATTTCATTGTAAGCTTCCATAATCTAGCTGAAGAGTCGCCAGGGTTTCTCCACTCGTAAACATGGTGTAGTCTACTTGTAAAAGATCTAGCTTGAGAATCTATATAAACTCCAAAATCTTTATTTAATTGATTAAATACTCTTGTTTTTACGTTTTGCTTTGCTCTTTCTGAATTTACTAAGTATTCTAGTGCAGCTGCTTTGTAATATAATGATGCAGCAATTTTTGATATAGAACCATTATCTGTTATAGTTCCACGAACTTTACCAGCATTCATAACTTTTTCTGCAGATGTTATTTTAGATAAAATTTCACTCTTCAATTTTCTGTACCTCTGATCGTTTAACTGAAACGTTATATGAAATAATATTTCCAAATGGGTCTAGAACTGGAGTAACTCCCTGAACATCATAAACTGTTGGGGTGTCATAATTATTTTTAATAAGTTCAAACCAAATAACTTCGTCTTTTTGGTTTCTTATATTAGTAACTCTTTGTGTTTTTGACATCTTATATTGTGTTTCAATTGTAAGATAATCAAGGTTTTGATATCTTTCTCCAACCTTTTCTGAGCTTCCTTGAGATCTAGATGAGTCTGATATATATCCTCTTGCCAAACAATTCTCAGTTGTTACATAAAGATATTTTTTAATAATAGATTTTGTCACTTCATCTTGAGTTATTACAAGATCATAGACGTCCATTTTCATATTCATGGCTGTAGCTATGATACCTTTCATTTTAAATAACCACCATTCGGTTAGCTATAAATGGCTCAAGTATCCTATCTGCTGTTGCATTTCCAGTTCCAGTGAACGCCTGTCCAGACAGCTCTATATTCCAATCTCCCGTCTGCATTCTTTTAATATATTTATTTTTCCACACAGTATCCTGATGAAAGAAGTCATTAGCCAATAAAATTGTTGCTTCATAAATTTCTGATGGAATATTTTCATAGCCAAATACTCCAGTTATTGCATATCTTTTACCTCTCTTAAAATATGCTGGCTCTGCAATATCTTCAGTGTATGGATATGTTTCAAACGCTTCAATTCCAGCTGGCTTGTCAACTCTAATTGCGTGGTTTGTTGGTGTAATAGTAAAAGTATAATTAGATATAGTATCGCTAAATACAACTACATCGTCTACAGTTACCTTAGATATAGACTCAACTCTTTCTGGAAGCAGAATAGTATCAGTTCCATCTCCAAGCACTTCTACTGTTTTGCTTGATGCATCAAATCTTTGTCCAGTGTATGCATTAATTCTATATCTTGCATATCTTTCTGCTGCTGCTACCTCATCGTAAGTTTTATGATTTGGATCAGATTTATCTAACCCAAATGAGCAAGCTTCTATAACCTCGTCTATAGCAGCATATGGTCTTACTAAATAATATCTTCTATTAATTACTGACTGCGTAGAATTTCCTGGAATTGTATAGCTTGCAGAAAAATCTATATATTTTGCTTCTCCGCTTAATGTTAATGACATTGGGACATATGCATAATAGCTTCCCTCATTAACATCATCATTAATTACTGTTAATGATGTGCTTGTTGGATTTGGTATGGCTGTTGTAGGCCCTGGCTTTACAGATGCTGTAATAGAAGCAGAATCAACAAATTCCCCCTGTGAATAAGTTGTGAACTTGATGACTCCCTGTGAGCCAATATGCAACTCTGCCATAATTTATCTCCTTATGAGTAGTATTCCTTAACTTCCCTTGATGTTGCCATTCTAAATCCATTTTCTGTTTCTAGAATTTTTTGTGCCAATGTCATAGGCATTGGTACAAATGGATCTTCTTTTGTGAAAGTATATCCATAAATACTATAGCTCCTGTTTTCTCTTTCCATCTTAATGAATGTTTTTTCCACATCATCAGACATTTCTTGAGAACCGTCAAAAACTGGAGGTTCTGGCATTTCAACCCTATTTCCACTTACAAGCTCATATGTTACGCCCTCTTCTAAGAGCATTGCTATATGGTCCGCCTTATTCTTTGCAGATGAAACATCTACGCCAAAGTCTTCCGCTACCTTCTTTAATTCTGCTAATTTCATTGTATCAAATGACATTTTTTTCTCCGTTCTTCTAATAAATTATACCATTTTGCTAACTATAAGAGAAAGGGGATTTTCCAATGTAGGAAAATCCCCCTTCAAACCCTATTTAATCTAAATTAGATTGTTGCTGGGTTGGTGTATGCTCCACCAGTTACTGCTGATAGAGAACGTGCATCGTAACCTGCTGCAACCTTGACGTTCTTAACGACAACGAATGCATCTGGGTTTTCGACTGCTGTACCTACACGAAGGAACAATGTATATTCGATTGTATCCTTCTTAGGCTTGAATTCACGGTGAACAACAATATCACGCTTCACACCAACGATTACGTTGTCTGGGAATGTGAGATGGATATCACCATGTGAACCTGCTGCACCAGAATATGTACCTGTCTGGTCCTCATTTAGAAGAGGAACTTCAACAACTGGAATTCCGAATGCGAATGGAATTACTCCTCCTGGAGCACCATTGTTTGCAATAACATCACCACGAACAATTCCTGAAGCAATATCTTCTGGAGTTCCTGGAATTGATGTCAAGCTATATAGATAGTCCTGAACCAGGTTTGAACCTGATAGGAAGCGAAGCTGATTACGACGTTGCTTATAGCGACGTGGCATCTTCTTCAAAGCGTCGTTGAAGACTGCCTTTGAAATACCAGCACCAGCTGCGTCAACTACGTGACCGTTTTCTACTGCAAGAGTTCTTACACCCTTGAAAGCCTTAAGAAGAGCATCAGAGCCTGATCCAACGCCGTTAAGAACGAGATCTTCAACGTCGTTACCAACCTGAGTTGCCATCATTCTTGCGATGTGGTCCTCTAGGTCTGCACCCTCAATGCCATCCTCTAGTGACTCGGAAGAAAGTTCCCAGTCAAGACGTAGCTTCTTTGTTGCAAGAGAGATTTTAGCGAATGATACACCTGTTGTTGTACCATCATCAGTTGCTTCAGTAGCAACCTTAAGAATTCTTTCGCCTACACCAATCTTGTCGATTTCCATGATATCAGAACGCATACGAATGGTTCTAGCTACCTTGGTAATTACAGTTGCATCAAACATATAGTCGATAAAACGGTTTGACTGCTCTGGCTTTAGTAAGCCACCACGAGCTGTGTCATATGAAGTATCGCCAAGTGTTGTTGATGCAATTACTGACTTTAATAGTTCATTACTCATTTATTTCACCTGCCTTATTTTTAGAGAATATCGCGTACACCGAGGAATGTGCCGCCCCACTTGCTCTTTGTTACTGTTTCATCAGTAGATCCGCCAAGATCTGCTGACTTCTTGATTGCTGTCTCTGATTCGACTGCATCAATTCTTTTCTCTGTACTAGTAAACTTATCTTCGATAGACTTTACTGTAAGAGAAAGCTCTTCGTACTTCTTGGAAAGCTCATCAAGCTTTGCCTCTGCGCTCTTAACAACTTCCTCTAGGTTGTTACGAACTGCATCTGTAGCTGCAGCATTATCTGCTGCATTCTTTGCAAAATTGTCTGCGAAAAACGCCTTCAATTCGTCAATCTTCTTTGAAAAATCAAGCTCTTCAACGGCGACCTCTTGAATATCTGCTGCCTTTTCGACAACAGTTTCAGCGCCCTCTGGAGCTTCATCGACAGCTGCTGCTGTCTCAGCTACTGCCTCAGCTGCTTCTGCTGCTGGAGCTTCTGCTACTGCTGCAGTTTCAGTTGCTTCTGTTGTTTCTACAACTGCTTCATCTGCCATGTTAGTACCTCCTTCATTGGCTGTATTATTTTTTAAAACGCCGTCGTTAGCATTCCGACGTTCTTCTGCGATTTCATCAATCTCAGAATTCTTATTTATATATTGATCAACAATGCTTTTAATTACATCCGCTTTATTAACATCATTGCTTTCTACCCAACCAATGTTTTCCATTTTACAATTACAATTTTCGCAATCGCATCCTTCATTAGTTGATGTTACCGCAATTGAATCTGTTGGACACCAAAAAATATTTTCAAGAGTTACTTCTGCTGCAATTCCCTTTATAAATGATTGTCCATTTGATTTTTCAATTGAAAAAATATTTGCTAATTGATTTGCTGGATTATCAACTAAAGATAATTCTACAAGATCATAGTCTTTAATAATTCTTATTGGGGATTCGGCCCCATCTATTTGCTGTAAGTCTGTTTTATTAATAGCTCCACCAATTGAAAATCCTTGAAGTGTTCCATCTAAAACTTTTTCCCAAGTATCTTGTGCACCCTTAGAAACATAAGTATTTACATAAACACCATTATAAACTTTTCCATCTGCTGGATCATAATAACTTTTAGGCTCAAATGAAACAACTTTTCCAACTGCTAATGGTTGATGCATTTCTCTTACATTACCTCTAAAGCGCTTAAATGCAGAAATGCTTGCCTCTGCTTCAACAATGTCACCCTGAGTATCTACATTATCAAGCGTGGCAAAACCAGAGACTGTCCTCTTTGATTTATCGACCTTTGAAAACGGTACACTTATTTTAAGGTTGTTTCCGCTTGTGGTCCAATTTGCCTTTTTTATTTCCATGGTGTATAAATAATATCTCTTAGTAGATTAAAACGCAAGTATCTGTTTACTAAATCTGGCGCCCTTCACCTTGAGGGTTTCTAGCCTCCCCAGCAATATCTGGCTGAGTTCCAGCTCTTTGTTGATCTCTGCTCCTATTTCCAGAAGCATTTGCTGTTGCATCTGCTGCCTGTTGACCAGTTAATTGAACTGGTATATCTCCTCCAGGAATTCCCTGCATTCCCATTCTAGCTCTAATTTCATTAGGAACCAGAACTTTCATGCGTAAATATCTCTCATCAATCTTAGATTGAGTATCTTCATCTGTTAAAGTTAACTCATTAAACTTCAAAGAAAACATGTCTGTTTTTTCCGAAATAATTTTATTTAACTTCTTTTCAATATTTCTTTGAGATGGGCGACAAACTTGTTCTTTAAATGTTTTGTCTGCATCCCTTGCATTTGCCAAAGATACTCCTGCTGGGGTTCCAATTTTACTGATAGGAACTCTATGAGAAATTAATATTTCATCTCTATTGGCAGTCTTATAATTATTAAATGAAGAGTCCTGAACTCCAGCCTCTACTGGCTCCATTTTAAACTCAACCTTAGAATCATTATTATCTGCTGGTAGAGGGATGTATAGAGACCTGTGATTCTTGCCCTTTAAACCAGTCTGGAAGAACTCTAGGAGCTTTCTTTCAGCGTCGTTGGATAGACGAGCACCCTTGACGGTTATAATGTACCTAGGAACGGCTTTATTCTCAAAATAGTCTAAATTAAATCTAGCGGCAAACTCATTTCCAGCCATTGCATTCTTTGATGAAATAATATCTGGAACTCCATAATATCCATTTGTGGGAGTATAGTTTTTAAAGTGAATAATTTCATTAGGACGAACATCTGCTGTTATTGGGTTAGTGGTTTCTTGATCTCCAAAATTTCTAAAGAATACAGATTGATTTCCTATAATCTGAACAAATCCATCTCTTAATCTACGAACACGCATTGACGCTGCTGGAACATGACCAATATATCCAATCTCTCCAGTATTTTTTCTGCCAATTTCTAAATATCCATTACCAGTTGTTTCATAATCTTTCCACACACGAGATAATGTTTCCACAAATGTTTCTTCCTCATTTGTATCTTCAAGCCAATCATGCATTGAAATTTTAACTCGTTCTACTTTTCTACGTGCTCTTTCTAACTGCTTCTCATCTTGAATATCTGCAAGCTTTTCTTTTGTACTTTCTGTTTCAACAAAATCATAACCAAGACCAATGATATTTGCAACCTTTGCATTTACTGCAGAATAATGAGGTGCTGATATTTCATATATTGAAGCTAAATAATTTAAGTTATATGGAGGCTGAACAACATCAAGAATACTGTAGCCAGTAATCATAAATGGCTCTACAATTTGTGTTGTGGAAACATCCATTCCACGAAGAACCTTAGAAAAATCTGTTCTTGCAAGTCTCTTTTTGAAGTTTGTACTAAATCCAGAAAGTCTTTTAACTTCGTCTAAATTTTTTGAGAATGGGTCCCCATGTTCATCTGGTGTTATTCCACCAAATACGTCTGCAGAACCTTTTATCTCTACAACTTCTACATCATCTTCAATATACTCAGATGCCATTTGTTAACCTCTTATACTGTTCTATACTTTCGTCAATATCAAATGGGTCTGGTGTCATTCCCATTCTTAATCTTGCTTCTTGTTCCGCATACTCTTCATCTGAAACTTTTCTTCTTCCAGGGACAAACTGTGCTTGACCTTCAGTAATTCCATAAGACCTAGCAGCCTCTGTAATTTGTGATATCTTTTCTTGATCACCTTTTTCTGATGGAATCAACATATATCTACCTTCGTCATCTCCGACCCATTGCCCATTTGGCATCTGCCAAACATATACGCCGTATTTTGACTTACTCTCAACAACTGAGCTTCTAATTTTCTTCATTTTTTAATTATACCATTTTTCTCTTGTTTACACCAAATATGTCTATATTAATGGACATATTATTGTGTTGAAATAATAACTTTGTCCACAGAAAAGGCATTATATGACTCTGAGCCCAAATTTATGGTATCTGTAGCAGAGGCCTGTACAACCTTTGTTGTAAGATAATTATAGTGATTAACAGCATGCCCAGCCATATCATCATTATATAAGGCTAAATGTGCAAACCTTGATAATTGACCAGCAACTGATCCACTAGAATTTTGGTTAATAAATAGAGTATCTGTTTGGCTTGTAGTAAACTCTACAACAACATGATGCCATATTCCAGGACTAAATACAAGTGAAATATCGGTTTCACCAGTTAAATTTTTTCCATTAACATATATATCCTGTATGTTAGCTTTAGCTACAGAACCATTTATGTCCCACGCATATTTTGCTATACCACATTCTAATAGAATTCCAGGATTTGCTATTGATTGTGGATTATATAAAAACTCTACAGAATGAATTGACATATCTTCAATCTTTATTCCACTTCCAGCAAGCTTTTTGATTCCCATGTTA